CTGAAGCAATGTTGAACCTGATAAAGTAACTGCCAATATAGGGAACTGAAGTTGATGCAGGACAAATTGCACTAGGTGCTTGAAAATTGTTTATAGGTAACGTTGATGCTTTTACCAATGAGCAAGCAATTGCATCACCGAGAGCCTCAGGTGGAACATTTTCAAATTCGCAGGATATGCACTCACTGATTAACTGCCACTGCTGATCCTCACTGTTCCAAGCAAGAATATCTTTATTCTTATTTCCTTCTAACAGTTTAACTTCCACATTCCCACTACCTAAGGCAATAATAGGACCAACAAAGTTAATACTGCTGGTAGTAGCACCAAGACTAGTGCCGTCTGCTTTAACAGCAAGGTCGGCAGCAACTACTAACCCACCGTCCGAAGCATCACCTACAAGATCAATGCCGGTTACCTCTTCAAAAGTATCAAATATCTTGCTGAATATGCTTTGACCTATATCAGTTTCGCCTATTAGGTCTGATAGTTTACCTAATAATTGAACAGCGGCAAGTCCAGCAATCAATCCACCTGTGCCGTTAAGCATACCTGTTTCTGGACCAATAGCATCAGTAGTTTGTTGCGGTACAAATTCTACTAGACCACTAACTGAACTAAATGTTCCCACAGTGTTGGTGTTAAAGCCACGAGTCTTAATGTAGAAATCGCCTGAGCCTAGGGTATCGTATGATAATACCACTACGGTACCGGATGTGTAAACGCCGCCACCAACTGGCTTCTTGGTAGCAATTAGGGTATAACTGCGGCTAGCATCATCGGTAATTGTTGTGTCTGTGGTAAGCCAGTATTCGATGCCTTCGACTAAACCTGTTGGTGCTGTGGTGCTGACTTCAATTCTTGGACGAGCATCTTGCTCTACTTTACTTACTACAGGAGTGCCCGGTGCTCCAATGCTACCAAGAGGCAGTATTCCGTTTTCATTTGAGCGTGTGAATCTATAAAGATCCGCAATACTATACACACTGGCATCGTACTCTAATGCCTGGATAGACATGATTAAAGAGCCTAGATCGTCGTGGACTTCAGTGATGTTTATGATGCGGAATGCCTTGCTACTAAATCCAAATCTGCTGTTGGTAACATCAATAACGTCACCGGCCTTTAGGTTATAGTAATCAAAGTTGGTGCTGAACTCGACGATCTTGTCAATGCGGCTTTGTTTAAGTTCTATAAGGCCGAGTAATTGTGCCTGAACCGGCTCATTGATAATGTCATAGGTCAATATCAAAGGATTAACTTCTTCATTGGCATTTCTAGCAAAGAGAACCCAATCACTAGGTATGCTGCTTGTTGGCACATCTATCTTATAGACATCCAAGTTATCGCGTAGTTCTCTATGTGGAAACTTGATTTCTGTAGTATTGTATAAATCTTGTAATCCGGTGCCGCTGACTGTAATGTTGCCGACAATGTTGCTGTCGTTAAAACTGGCAATGCTGGTATCTGATTTGTTGATTACCACGCCCCACTTGCCCACGTGACTGTCATAACTTAACCAAGAAGCACAGGCATTCACAATGGCTTCTGCATTTTCTAACACTTTGTTCTTGCTATCTAATAGACCGTTGATCTGGTATCGGTCAGCAAGAGTTTCAGTACCAGTGCCTTGATCGTCATAGGCAACCCCGATCTGACTATAAGTGTTTAAGGCTGCGATGTCAGCAGTTAAAATATTTGCTGACTCAATGCCAGCACCGTAGGTAGTGTTGGTTAGGTAATCATAAAGCACATCGCCTGGACTGAACATGGTGCTGGCAACATTAAAGTTCATCTTACCAATGCCAGTAACACTCTTTTCACGGTTGTAATCAACACTTACCAAGGCAAAGATTAGATTATCCATACTGTGCGTGGCACTTGTCCAATTAGGAAATAGTGTTTCAGCATCAGCAACACTGCCGCTAAATCCAACAGGCTTTTGTCCTGCTGTTCTTCCGCCAGCATAGAAATAGACTTTAACTAAACCACTGATGTTTCTATCAATAGTACCGCTTCTATCCACTGTGTAATCAGCAGTAATACCGTCTGCTCTAAATACAATTCTTTGGTCGTTCCAATAGACATTGTTCAGTGCGTAGACACTAGCACTGCTAGTAGAATAAACAGTTCCCGTCTTTTCGCTCAATACCAAACTATACCACATGGTTTTATTACCATTGGTAATAGTTGCATCTGTGATAATACCGCCAAAGAAGGCATTGCCGTAAAGGACTGGAATCTTTTCATCAGCACTTGGAGCAACCTGTAGTCTTACACCTTGATCAATGTTTTGTGTTCCAGTGTTGTTGCCTTTGTTGGTGTTTCTAGACAGTCTATTAACAGCATATCCCAACAGTGCTGTTCTAGTTAGGCTGGCAGCAAGACCGTTACCGGATAGATATCCTACAGCACTCTTGCCAACGCTTAATAATCCTGATAAGAAACTCATTGTGCGGGTGCTCCAAAATTAAAGTTAGATTTCTGTAACGGTAGAACTCTGTGCATGTCTCCGTCAACAAAGTCTGCAGGGTTTGTTCTTCTTCCTGAGATTTTATTTTGCAATAGATCAACAATAGAAGTAGCAATCAATGTCAATGACACAGTTCCAGTATCGGCGCCCATGTCTAGGTCGTCAGCAATGTCATAGTTAGAAACAATACCTTGAAACTTGCCTGCTGGATTGCCCGAAATGCTGAGTAATTCACCTGTCTGCATATCAAAAAAGCCTCTGTAGATTACACAGGTGCTGCCTTTGATACGATTGTTTATAATGTCTGTAACATTACTCGAAGGAATGCCACTGACTGCAATTGTGATTTCGCTCGGGCTTGCTCTAAGCGTATCCTCTGTATTGCTGATTGACAATAGTTGTCCTAGCCCTTCATAGACTGTGCCGCTGATTGTGTAGTTTTTATGATAGTCACTGAAGGTCAATACACTATAACCTGGGATGTCAATTTTCACAAACAGGTTGGTCTGTATGCTGGAGTATGAACTTAGGTCAATGACCATTAGATTGCCTCCGAAAACACAAACGGTCCGTCCCAACTGATTTGATCTCTTGCAAACATTGTCCACTTAGGAAAACTTACGCATATAACATCCCAAGTAACTGCTGGTCCTACTTTAAGAGTATAACTACCGGCGGTTTCTCGTACTGGGCGATTTAAGGTAATGGTAATGTCATTGTAGTCAACGTCGGCTGCTACTGTATAAACACTACCACTAGTACCAAGTTGGATAAAATCACCTGCCTTAAATTTGTATTGACCTGTGGTAAGTCCAGTCGCTCCATTGGTAATTGTAACAGTATTACCCGAAGTAAAAGAAACTACAATATTGGTTAGATTTGATACATTACCTTGGTATTGATTGATCCAACTGTGTCCAGCATTATTAATCTGAATCTGTGTTGTGGTGTTTCTATCAGCATAGTTCATTTTTTCAATCAATGAGCGAAAGTCTGTCCATGCTAAACCATTTGGCATTGCTACTTCAAACTCCCATACCTGTCCACCGAGACTGGTTGTCTTAACAGTACCATCTCGACTAACTGTTTGTGATATTTTTTTACGGCTGTTGATACTAATCTGTTCTGCGTAATCTATAACTGTTTGATATTCTGTTGTCATTGTTCTTACCTCCTACTTGTCGGTACGTTTTTGGCACCCTGTTGCGTTACTGCATAAAGGAAACTTGGATCAGCGGCAATCATCTGTTTAAAACTGCGAGCATCAACGGCATTGATGTTGTAGACTACACTAGTACCACCTAACCCACCTAAGGCATTGTTAGGAGTTACGTTGCGCCCAGCAGCACCACTGATAAGTTCGGGACCACGCTCACCAACCAACACAGGTGCATTAGTAGGAATAATACCTCCATTGGCAAATCCTAGTAGATTACCGAGCGATCCAAGAAAATTACCACCACCACCTCCACCACCACCACCAATACTAAATGTCTGCGCCAACAACTGTCTTACCTGACTGCGTAATAAATCTTCTAATACGCTGTTTAAGAATCCTTTAAATTCAAACTTGCCTGTTCTGGCAAAGTTTACTATGAGATCTTCCATGCCAGCAGTGGCTTTGGCAAACACACGTTCAGCGGCTTCGGCAGCATTAGTAGCATCTTCAACATAGGTTTTAAACGCACCACTCCAGCCTGTTTCAAACTGTCTGCTTTTTTCATAAAGTGCCTGTTGTTGCGAGGTTAAAATATCATTATACCTGGCTGCTTCAGCAAAATACTGGGCCTGCTCGTCTGTGCTTAAACTACGTCCTAGGCGTGCTTCTTCTGCTCGAATAGCGCTGAGTGCGCTGGCATCACTGGCTTTAGT